TAGTTTCTTTGTCATTGTTTAAATCCTAGTTTTATCAACTGTATTGTTCTACCGCCTATGTCTAGAGGATGAAACAATGTTTCTCGTTGTGTCTCGTGGTGTAATGTGTGGAAGCCTTCGCCAAACGTAAGTAGTCCTACAATTAGATCATTGTGTGCTGCACCGTTTCTATGCGAGTAAGAAAACACTAAACTGCCTATTAATTTAGCAAATCCTGCTGGTGCTAACCAAGCATATATTAATGCAAATGGATCTACCAGTGCTAGTATAACTGCATACACTGCTATAAACTCCCAATAGTACTTAACTTGTGCCCTATATATGTTGTCTCTTAATAAGTTACCTGCCCATTTAACATTGGGCTCTGTAAATACTTGTAAGAAGTGTGCGTAAAGGTATCCTTTGAATAAAGGACTATGTGGATCTTTATCGGTATCAGTAAACTTGTGATGTGCCCTATGAGTTGCTACCCAAAGTATTGCAGGGCCTACCATCATTATATGTGCAAAGAATAGCATTACTAGTTCAAACCATTTAGGACACTTAAACATTTTGTGGCTTAAATATCTATGGTAACCTAATGTTAAACCAAACAACATTATACAGGAATACATTGTTGCACCAATAGCCCATTGTGTTGCTGTTGCGTACATAAACATAGGCACAATGGCAAGCATACTGGCTACTTGTCCAGCGAAAAGACTATATTGCATTCCTAATTTACCTAATTGCATAATGCTATTTATCGTTATTTTTTGCGTTTCTTAGGATTTCGAGGTTTGTTGTTACGAAATATTTGGTCTTCGTTGATTACTTTGAAACGGATGCCTTTACGTTTGCACCATTCTTGTGCGGCGGTCCACTTAGCGGCATTGACAGCAACTTGTATTTGCTGGCCTTTGCCTCTAGCATTTTCCATTGTAGTTTGATTTGCTGGCTTAATTTCAATTAGCTCAACATGTTCTGCTCCGCCTTTGTCTATGTATTGTATCATAAAGTCAGGCACATAGTTAGTGTACTTGCCTGTTAACGGGTTTTGATAAGGTATTTTAACATTCTCACTAGCCCATTTTTTTATGTTGGGGTGATTGTCACACATACGCATAAAGGCTAGTTCCCAACTGCTTCGGTAATATGGTTTTTTACTGCCGGCATACTTAGGCGTGTTTACTACTTCGTAAACACCCTGAGCAAATTTACTCATGGCTGGATTAGGCCTGCGACCTTAGTTTTGCTATTGATACTAGGTACTGCAATGCCTACACGGCTTCCTGCTGGGCGTAAACTATTCATTGCATTGTATGCATCAACTGTTAAGTTAAGAGAATTCTCATTGACATCAAAATATTCGAGCGGATCTACGTTACTAGCACTCGATACTGCCATTAGTACATCTGTCATTGCTTTTGCAGCTGACTTCTTGAATCCTGTTTTTTGTAATTTACTTTCTACCATAGCAACTGTTGCAGGGTTATATGTTTTATTCTGGTTAGTTGTTAGTGTTGCAAGTAGTTCTGAACTTGCTTCTGGTAGCGGAAATTTAATAGTTGCGGACTCTAAATATGCAACCAGTGTTCCATTTACCATATCGTAAGAAGTAGTGTTACCGAATGTATCGTATAGACTGGAGGACATTATTTTAGTACCTGTCCTGCTCTACCTCTAGGTTCGTCCGGAGTTCCTAAGAATTCATTATTTCTTGTTCCTCGAACATTTCTAGATTTTTGATCTTTACCAAGTTCTGTCCATTTGCCAATTAGATCATAAGCCATGCCTGTTCCTGCATTTTGTTCAAATCTTCCTAAGTCTGTTTTATCCATTTCAAAGTTAAATGTACTATTAACAGTCATACTTTCTATTTCAAAATCAATGTCGAATGTTCTAATTCCTGAATCAGTATAGTCTAATGACTCTGGAGTAAATGAAGTAATTTGAGGTCTAAATAAAATATATTCTACACCCTTGCCGCCGTGATAATTAATTATGCGGATACTATCAATGAAGTGAGTTTCTTCGTGTATGTCCATTCCTGCATCATTACTTTTGTAGCCACCACTCATATATGTACTAGTTGCTACTGTTGATGATTTATTAGTATCCCACTGAGTAACTGATTGATCGCGTTTGTCTCCATCTGCTAAACCTGTTCTGTTACGAGGATCGTTATATTGAAATGCAAAATATTTCATGAACATTGTTAACCATTCGTTAGCAACTGTATCAATAACAGTAATATTACAGGGGCCATAATCGACACCTGTCTGTACTATTCTGCGATGGTTGTATTGTCTTTTAACTGCTGTTTGAAAAGTGATTTCAGGAATCTTAACAGTCTGCACTAACGTGCTGAGTTGTGTTCTTAGTGTTGCACTATCTTGTATTACGTTAGCAATTGCAGGGTTAAAATGAAACTCTGCAAAGCCTTGGAACTTTTGTCTAGGTGGCGTAACGCCAGGGTTAAACCTGTCTGCGTTACGCCAATTCCTAAAGTATGTTTCACCAAAATTAAACGGCATAATCTATACCTGCCTTAACCTTAACCTAGAATCGATGTTCCAAGTCCAGTAGCTAATTCAGTGAACGGATTACCTGATTCGCCTCTACCAGCTCCAGCATTGTTACCTGCTAAATGCACTGCGTTATCGAAACGTAATGTTAAAGTAATAATCTGTGATTCTGCTGCTGAGTAATCGTGATCACCGTATGTTACGTTCTGAACGAAACAACCTTCTAGTTCCCATGTCTCTGAAGCTTCATTATTGTTAGTTCCGTCTAACACTTCGATGGTAACTGGAAATTTAAAATCGTTAGCCGATGCTGCTGTTGTTTGTTGGAAATGGTTAACTTGTCTTTGTACTTGATTACCTACTAGTTTAGAAACTGCGTTAGTAATGTCGTCACGTATAACAATGTCAACTGTCTGCCATGTATGCTTTCCTTGTACATAAATCTTACTATTAAAACTGTGTACTTCTACTTCATCAACGCTGACAGAAGGCCTAGTAACACTTTGAATGTTTTGTGTCAAAGATGTAGTAGCCTGTGTTCCTGCAAATGGTGATATAAAGTTTACACGGAATCGATACTTCAATTTAGGCATTAAGATGCCGCCAGCACTATTAGCACTAGTGTTTAACGGTACGCCAAATTTATCCTTTGTTACTGCCATTTTATTTTCTCCTAAAATCTATAAATGTTTTATATGCTAATATTTATCAAAAAGACTCCAAAACCATAAACTCGAGTTTTAATTTAGTCAAAAAAAAAGCACTCCGAAGAGTGCTCTTTAAGTAGTTTAAGTGTAAACTTAACCAGTTGAACCCAAAGTATTTTGAATTCTAATCGGAATGTATATAAACTCAACTGCTTTGACAGGCTGTATAGCTACGTCAATGTGCAATTCATTTCTATCAATTCTTGCTGGTGTGTTGTTAGAATCGTCACAAACAGTAACGAAGTCAAATAGACCACGTTGTGTGATTAATTCACTTAAGAATCTATCAACTACTGATTTTGCGTTAGTTCTAGTAACACTGTCGTTTGGCTCGAACAAGAATGGTTTAACTGCATCATCAAGTTGTTCTCTGATGTAGATAACTAGTCTTGAAACATTAACTCTATCCAACGCACTTGCTGATGGGTTCAATGTTTTTTGTCCAAATACACTAATGCCTCGTCCTGGGAATGACGCAATTGGGTTTACCTTGTTTAAGTATAAACCATCACGTTGTCCTTCGTTTAATGAAACTGGGACGTATTCGCCTTCTTTAGAGTCTAAGTATCCTACTGAAGTAGCATTACTAACTATACCACGTTGGAAACCAGCCGGTGCAAACCAAGGGAAAGCAACCTGGTCATTGTATGCGTATGTACGCAATGCCATGTGTGATGCTGGTACTAAAATATTTGTACCATCAGTGTTAGTTGTTAATGCATGCGGGTAGTAAACACCTGCTTGAGCACTTGCACTTACAAGACCGTTTTCGCCATTTTCTACTGCTGTATTAGCATTGGTTGCCCAAGCTGCTGTGCTAGTATTATCTGCCGCTAGTCTTAAAGGAGTATCAATGATTGAGAAGACTGTGTCTTTTCTGTCAACACTCAATGTAAGCATTTCGTCTGCTAGTTCAGGATAGCCTGGTACTGCAACTAAGTTGAAACGATTTGTTTCATTACGAATGTCTGCATTACTTGCTATTGCTGATTGTAGTGATCTAGTTGCTGCTTTACGCTGTGCCTTTCTTAACAATAAGCCTTCACCGTCTGCTGCGTTGCCTGAGAATGAAACCCAAACGTTAGCAGTACTTGATGCACTTAATGCATAGTTTATACGCCATTGCTTAACATTGCCACCTGAAGCTCTGTAGTTCCAACCTAACATACCTTCTGGGTATAAAGCTGCACTTGGAGCGTCTGCGTCTAATGATCCTGCACTTGACTGTCTAAAGTCGCTAAACAATATACCGTCTGGTGTGCTTTGATCTTTAAGGTCAACTAGTACAAATTTTGCACTATCATACTTGTAAAGTTTTAAGTTTTCAGTGTCTGAGCTGTCTAACCATACATCACCAGTTGCTAAAGAAGTTGTTCCATCACTTTGTAGTGTTGGCTCAGTTGCTTTAGTTTGGAAATCTTTTGTTAAACTTACCCATGTTGTACCGTTATGCTCTAACAAGTCAATGTTATTAGTACTAATATCAGCGTCATACCATAATGTAGCATTTGCTGTTGCACCTACTGGCTGAGTTGCACTTGGAGTGTAAGTCGCTGTAGATATTTTAAAGTTACTATATCGAAGAGCTGATAAGTTAATATCTGCTAATGTAAATCCATTAGAAGTAGCACCTGCTGATAGCTGGATGTCATTTCCTTTGCTGTTTACAAAGTTAACTTGACCTGCTACATTAGATACGACAACTTCGTCTGCGAATGTAGTAGCGTTATCTGCTGCTGAAAGAGCTGTTTGGATATCTGTTACAACGTCATCAATTGATATGTTGCCTGAAGTAGTACTTGTTAAAAATACATCAATTGCTACTGCGGAATTGTTTACATTGATTACCATTGCTGTTGCACTTGCATCTACTTTAGAGTCTGCAATTGCTGTATCACTAACTGCTGCTGTACTTCCAAATGCTAATGTTGAAGCACCGTTCCACATGTTAAGTCTTGTACTTGCAAATCTTTGGAAAGAATCGTCAATTGCATCTAACCATAGTGCGCCTGTTACTAACGTACCAGCTGCTTTATGATAAGCATAAGCTTCTGCTGTTGTTGATAGTATAGGAGCTTCTTGAGATACAAATTGCCCAGTTGCTACGTTATATTTCTTAACTTGTACGTTTGCGCCACTGTTAGGTGCTGTTGACTGTAAGAATACATCACCAGCTACTAATGCTCCGCCGCCGTGTTGAACACTTGGAATAGTTGTATGCGTTGCCCACTGATAGTCTGCACTTGATTTAGCACTTGACCAACCAGATGAACCTACTGAATACCAGTTGCCTGATAGCTTCTCAAAAATTGATAAGAAATCAGATTTGGTACCTGATGGTAGTAATGATGCTAATGCAAATGCACCGTTAGTAGCAAAAGCTGTTTTTGGTACTGCGTTTGCGTACACATCATCTTTTCCTGCTACTAAAATAGTTTGTGTAACCCACTTGCTTCCGTCCCATTCTTTAATACCCCAAGTACTGTTAGCAGTATCGATCCATAAAGAATCTGCTGCTGGCTTGGCTGATGGTGCAGTTGCACTTGCGTTTAGTTGGTCTAAATCTACGTCTGCTCGTAGTACATAAGCTCTGTTGGATAATCCTAAGAAACTATATGCAGCTGCTAGACCGTATTCGTTTGTTTCGTCTCCATGAACTGGTGTTCCACCACTTGTTTTAAATGTTGGGTTACCAAAGTTTTGTAATAATTCACGTTGACTTGTTATGTTATATAACTTGTTTGCTGTTGCCTTTGTAGTATAAGCGGCAGTTGAAGTTCCATCTGGTGCTTTCTTATCCTGTGCTGTTGCAATCACGATAAGAGGAACAGTACCAGCACCTGCAGGTGCGTAGAAACTTTCATCTGATACACTTAGACTAACGCCTGGCGATACTAATGTTGCCATTTTGTTTTCTCCTAATATATTAAGATACGATTGATCGTATGCACTTATTTATCAGAATTTAGGTATTAGTGGGCTTTAAGGAAATTGAAAGGTATTAGGTGATATTATACTATTTTAAGTGTATGCTTAAATTCACCTGTGTTCCAATCACGGATGTCTTGTACTTGTCTTTCTAGGTCTGCTATTGTGCCGTTGTTTGTAATAATGTAATCTACTGGATGACCTGCCCAGTTCCATTCGCTTTCATGTACGTCTGCGTATTTCGTTTTCATTATCTTATGGCTAACTGCGTTATTGGAGGCTGTCTTTGCTGTCTCAAACCACTCAGGTAGTTCGCCACGTTGCACCCAAATAACAACTCCGCCCATTTCTTTGATGAGGTCTAGTTCATTTTTAAATCTTGCATCGCTAACAACTGTACACGGTGCGTCTTCGTTTTGTTTTCTAATGCGATATTCTAAACTGTGTAGCCAAATGTTAGGATCAAAGTGTGTGCGTAACACATCAGTACCTAATAATTGTAGTGCCAGTCTGGGAGTAAAGTTTGGAATGCCTAATTTGCGACCCCAATATAGGTCTGCTGTTTCACGGAAGTCTCTACTTGCAATAGTATCGCCTTCCATCATGTCTCTTGGCCAACCGAATATAGATGCTGATAAGTCTTTTAATGGAGCGGCAAAACTATCTTCTACGCAACCACGTTCTACAAACATGTTTGCTACAGTACCTTTGCCCGAACCTATCAGTCCAACTAATCCAATTATCATATTTTAACCTATTACAAATCCTAGTGGGTCACTTCCTTCTTCCATCATGTGAACCGCTTCGTTTAATTTCTCAATTTCTGCTTGAGCTTCTGATTTAAGTGCGTCACCGTTGAGTGTGATTGAACCACCTGCGCCTGGTAAGCCTGAAGTATACTTGCTTCTTGCTTCACCTAGCATAAACTTAGACTGTGCTAA